GCCATTTGTTTTCCGTTCCGACGTGGTGATTTGTGCCAAAGTTATTTATATTTATGCAGTTATTTAGTCAATTGCAAATGGGATGATGTCATCTCCATTTGTGATGAGGTCTGGACCTCTAAAGGAAGTACAACCAGTAAAGGATGTAGCAGTTTTACCAGTGTATTGGATGACCGATCCACTCTCAGTAAATATGTATCCAGATGCTGGGAATTGTGTTGTCGATACAACATTAATGGTCGATGGTATTGTACCATTAGATGTTGTGGTTGTCACTGGATTCTGGTGTGATGGGTTGGCCAAGTTCCACTTTTGTCCAGTCAGGGTGAAGTTAGAATTGCCCCTCTTAACAAAATCATTGATAGTAATAGCAGCAAAGTATCTTTCAAAGTGCTGGATAGTCCATCCAGATACTCCAGCAGCTCCATCATCAAAACCAACAGTAGTCCATCTTCCAATATTAGAACCTAGGTTTCCAACTGTGTATTCACCTTGATATTGATTGAGACCTTCATTAGCATTAACAATAGTAATAACAGTAAGATCTCTCTTAGTAACGTCTTTTGATACAAGGGTAACAAATCCGTTATTTCTAGTTTCAATTGGATTAGTGAAGAATACTTCTTCTTGGTAGAAGTCAACTAGACCGCTGGGTGGAGTAAAGAGAAGCAGTGCAGTTGATTCTCTACGTACAGAATAATCAAATACAACATTGATTTGCTGCTCTTGTTCAACTACGGTCTCCTTGTGAGTGATGACCATAGGATCGATTCCTGTGACACCAGCTTCAAATGTAGTATCTCTGTTGAATGTTACTGTAGAAATAGATTCTACATCAATCTGTGGTTGAATCTCTAAAGTGATTGTTCTAGAAGTAGATTCTAGAGTTACCTGTCCCGCCTCTGTTTGTACAGTCCTGAGAGATTCAGCACCTCTATCTCCTGCCAAATGTGTGGTGGAGATAGAACTGATGCTTTCGATAACGTTGACACCGCCAGGAACAACAGATACCATATCTGGGATCTGACGTACAAATGTTCCAGCAACCCAGAATTGATCAGTGGTTCCATCTTGTGCTCTTTCGCAGAAGAGGAAACGATCATCATACTTGCGTGGATAGTAGATAACTTCGTCGCCAACAAGAAGTTTTCCGTTGGAGGAGAACTGTGATGTATCTGGAATGTATACAATAGTAGAACCTTGTGGGAGGTCTGTTTGTAAGAATGCACCAGGAGCATAGTAGTTTGTATTCTCCAGATGTGTGTTGTTAAGTTCTCTTTGAACTGTAACAGTAATTGCCCTCTCTGTAGAAAGAGTAGAAGCAGAAAGAACATTTGGAGCAACAGTAGGAATAATAGATGTAATCTGTTTTTCTACATCTAGTTTTTCTAGTTCAATTGGTACAATTCTATCTGTAGATCTTGTACGTACAACAATTCCAGGTTGATCTTCACCAGCAGGAATATCCGCAAATTCTTCATCTGGCCAGATATTTTCTACAACTTTCCTGGTAATAAGAACAGGAGCCTGAACAACCACAGATGTAATAAATGTCTGTAGTGGTGGTGGTAGTGTAATCGGTGTGACATTGCTATTGATGACTCTGATGGAGTTATCAACTACACTCTGAACACCAAGTTTGATGACACTGACTTCAATATCATTGTCACGAATCAGTTTGTAGTTTCTAGTTACAACTGCTTTTGGTGCCTCTGTATATCCAGAACCAGGATCAATCAAGTCTACACTAATTACCCTGCCACTGTTGACAATAACTGCAGCACGAGCACCACCACCAGCACCATCTTTTGGCACAAACTCAATTTGTGGTGGAGTTTCGTATTGATATGCAGTAGACTCAGCTAACGTACCGTCAGATTTGATTACAGGTTTATTCCAATCTAATCTAGCAATTCTATAGGTTCCGTTACCATCATCCTCCATGATAGGAGTGATACTGAGACCAGCACCTTTTGTAACATCATTATATGCAGTGACTCCATAAGAACCATAATGATCTGATGTTACATCCTTATCTTCTCTGTATTCTTTTGCGTAGACATTGCCAGGTACAGATTTGATTGTTCTGTGTGTATTCTCACCATCAATCTTGACTCTATCGCCAGGAGCAATTTTAAAGAATCCTTTTTTCTGCAGAGCATCTCTGGTGTTCTTAACATCACCTTCGTATAAGGTGTGACTTTCTCTAGAAAGAAGAGTTTTTCCATCACTGTCTACGTTTTCGGTAGTCAGTGTACATGGATTTGCGGTAGTATCAATAGTATATGTAAGTCCACTTGGATTTACAACGATACCAACTTTGATGTCTAAGGATGGATCATATACAGTATTATTAGATCTCAACTGGAACTTAAGGTCAGGTCCAGAAGTATAGAAGTTGACCATTTTACCAAGTGCCTTCTTATATCCATTAGGCATTTCTTGGTAGAAGTAAACATTATCATAAGTAGATGGATAACCCTTATCTGTATTCCACCAGTTAGTATATCCTTGGTAGACAGAACCAGCACCGTTGGATACAGTAAGTATTTTCTTAATTAAGTAACTGCCTGGTTCATGATCATAGAAGGTAACAATCTTTTCGTACTCTTTACCATAGAGTAATCTGATATCAACTGCATCTTCTTTTCTTATTGGCTACTTAAATGTAATTGCAGGACCAGCAATTTCATATGCAGATTCATATTCTTGAATAACACCATTTACAATAACAACCAAGAATCTTTGATCTTCAACGTTGTAAACACTTCTATCGTCAACAGACAAGATCAAGAATGGTCCATATGTGCTAGATCCTTCATCTAGAACAGGGGTGTCATCAGTGGTGTATCTGCGATAACTGCCGACATTATATGCAAAGAACTTTTCAACAGCAGTTGCTTCACCAATGGTTTTTGCAGAAATATCTTGATCCCAAATTGGTGGAGCATCAAATACAATCTGATTAGGATTCTTGCTTCTGTCGATGTAATATGCATCAAAAGCAGGTTCATTTGGACTGAACTTGTTTCTCTGAATAACACCATTGAGTGCAACAATGAGGTTATCTTCTGGACCAGGAAGATTTACAGCAGTTCCATCTTCATAGTACAGATCAAAGATGGTAGTTTCGCCGTCAATGTAATCTGGTAGAGACTTGGTTTGTTCAGTACCACTAACTGTGAGAGTAATATTTTCTTCTAGTGCAGTGATAGAAGATACAACATCAGCACATTCCGATGATGGTAACTGATTATCAGGAATGATATTCAGATTCGTTATTGGTGTTGATGCAGTATAGTTACCAGTGCTATTAGCATTAAAGTAAGTTCTGTCAACTACTGTTGGACCAGAGTTGAAGATAGTATCGATAATGTCATAGTATGTGTTCAATGCAGCTGCTACAGTTGCACATTCTGGTTGGTTTGGATCAGCAATAACTTCCAAATCAACAACTGGTTGTAGATTTGTATAGATGCTGGTTCCAGGCAATGTCTGTCTGATTGCTAAAACACACAGTTCATTCAGTACCTTATCATATGTTGCTAGAGTTTCAGTCAACTGATCGTTGATAAACTGGAGTTTGCTTCCAATGAAATACAACTCAGCAAATTCAACAACATCATAATTACCACCATATCTCAGGTGTTTAATAACAGCATCTAACAAGAAACCAGTATCTCTTCTGCACTTAGTTTCTTTAGATGTCCAGTTAATTAGAGGATATGTTGCTTTTGCCCAATTTACGGCATAGTCAATAATATAGTCTCTGTTCTTGTCAATCAGATTAGAACCATCATAGAATGTACCATTATTGGTTCCAGAGAATGTAAATGTAATCTGATTCAAACCAGAGAATACTGGAGGAACAGATAGACTTGTTCCAGGTCCAACAGAATATGAATTTCCAGGGTTTACAACACCAGTTCCAGTTGGAAGTGTGACATTAGCAGTCTGGGTTCCATTGAGATAGGTATTGCCAGGAGCAGCAGATCCTGCTGGAGGAATACCACTAGCAACGGTAGAGTTGCCAGATAGTCTTACTTGAGTATCACTGACAATTTCAATGACTTTAATGTTGCTAGAACGTGGGAATGCAGACCCAGCACTTACATAAGCACCAAGAGCAATATTACTTGTATCAGAAACTGTAACTAAATCGCTTCCTGCTTGCCAGGAAGCATTAACAGCAATCCAATCCCAATTTCTAATTGCTAGTTTTGCAAGTCTGACTGAATAAGAAATTGCTGCGTTAATATAAGTCTCGTAGTTTTCATACTTAGTGACGAAGGAAGCAGCATAGTCTACAGACTTGACGTTACCACCAAATCTGATGTCATGACCAATTGCATCCATGACAAGTCTAATATCATCTTTGAATCTTGGTTCAAGGATGTTCCATGGAATAGTATTGTTATTAATTACTGTAGCGTAAGTCGCTTCAAACCATCCAAGTGTTTCTTCAATAATAAAGTCAGTATTTCTTTCAATTTGATTTGCAGAGTCTATCCATCTACCACTTCTTTGATAGATATTTTTTACTTTTTTCAGGACATCTGCATTTAGTCCAGCATCTCTGAATGAGAATACTTTTCCTAAGAATTTTTGTTGTGGTACAACTTGTCCTTCAACAACTTGCTCACCCAAAGGAGGTGCAGCAAATGTGATAGAACTACCATTAACAGTGAACGCTACTCCTGGTTCTTGAATTACACCATCCAACGTGATAATGAGTGCTTGCTCATTATATGGAGTTATAATAGTATTTGTTCCTTTCTTTCGTAGATTAAAAGTTCTTGTGCCAACTAACTGACCATTAGAGTTGAATACTCCATCAAAAACAGCATCAAGGACTATATCTTCTGCGAGGAGATCTTGGAAATTGTATTCCTGTACAGATACTGTACCTGTTCCTTCTCTTGCTCTATAGTCTTCTAGTTTTTGAACGGTCTGAGTGATCGTTCTTCTTGTATTCTCGACAGTAATTTTGTTTTTATTTGGATCCCAAAGTTGAACCACTGTGAAGTGATCTGCTTTAGGAGATTCCACTGGCATCTCTGTAGATGCTACTGGATCAATAATTACTTCACCAAACAGTTTCATACCTGCTGGGTGAGTTGTACTCTTAATAAGATCTCTCCAGGTATTGATAGATGTTCTGGATTTAATTACATAAGAGTAATCTTGATAGAAGAACGAATCAGTTAGTCTTTGATTGCTATTACCAACTCTGCCTCTATCAGAAGTAAAGTAACCTTGATTGTCATATGCAGACCTAATGTCCAAAGAGAAGTTGGTTACATAGGTAGCAAAAATTCTTCCAGAGTTTCTAGATCTTTTGCTAACAACATCATAGTTTTCTCTGAATGCTCCTTGGATATCAACAATCGATAATAGATTGGATCCTTCGCGCCATTCTGCAACTTTACCTCTAGCAACTTCAATACCATTGACAGTTTGAGTTACAATCTCACCTCTTTGGAATGCATTTTCTGGATAGTTCCTTAATGCATAAACATAAGGTGTGGTGTAGTCAGAATATAGTGTTTGATCTTTATGGAAAGAAGCACCATTTCTTACAATAGATACATTCTTAGGAACACCAATGTCTTGACCGAATGCAAACAACTTAGTATCTGATTCGATAATTGCAACTACAGGGGCAGCAGTATATCCTTTACCTTTTGATTTGACACTGATATAAACAACTTCACCATTTCTAAGTGTAGTGTCAAATTCTGCACCTTCGCCCGTGTTGTGATCTACAACAATAACTTTTGGTCGCGAATAGTTAGAACCCTTCTCTGTAATTTCTGCACCAATAATTGTATTGGTAAAGTCATCAAACAATACAGTAGCAGTAGCAAGATATTGTGTTGCTGGATATGCACCAACAACAATTGGTGTCTTGGTGTAAGTATCACCAATGTTAGTAATAGAAACTTCACCAATTCCACCAATAGAGAATGCAGATGATGTTGTATATGTGATAGTTCCACTACCATCATATTGTGGCAGTTTGTCTAAAGAATAACAAAGTCTATTTGATGTCACATAATTGACAATTTTTCTACCCGTCAGAGGATCTCTAATGATTGTGAGGTATGCATCATCAGATTCAACAAGATTGTTTCTATCAAAGTAGTAGTAATTAGAAAATTCAGTAGGTTTCTTCTCGCTATAGTTATTTGATGTTATAGTTGGACCAAAACCAAACTTAAGTTCGATACTAGCACCAGCGGAACCAGGAAGAGTGACAGACTCAATTTTTTCTACAGGGATGATATTAAAACTCTTACTTGGGCTGAAGTCTAAGTAACTTCCTGTCAAGGAAGAATCTGATGTATCAAATACGTACCTATAGTATTCTTGAATTTCAATAACTGGATTTGTTACATATGTACCAGTCAATCCCCTACGGAATTCAAACTTATTAGTTGGGGGTGTAGCAGATAAGATGTCAAGCAATCTCTGTGGGGTGCTGTCATCAAAGAAAGAATCAGCGTCGGTAATTCCTTGCAGAGTGTTAATATTGGTAGTAGAAGGGTATACTATAAACAGTTTGTGTGTTACGGGATCATATGTAACATTTTCGGATCCATTAACTTGGAAATTGGAATTAAAGTTATATCTTCCATTGTAAAGAACAACAGGAGCATTATTGTAATGGTCAACTGCTGTAGTTCCTTCTTGTGCTCTCTCTACTGTTACTGTATTACTAGAAATCGAGACAACTTTTACAATTTCACTATCAACAGTCAGTAAGTCGTTATTTGCCAGTCTAGATGCATCATTTAAAGTAATTTTAGTTGCTTCTCTGGAGACACCAACATGGTCAACAAATACGACCAATCTTTGGGTGCTTTGAGAAGCACCAGATCTAACCAACTGTGCATCATCTACAGAAAGTAAGTCTTCTCTCTTATAACCAGTACCACCATCAGTAATCTGAATATCAGTTACATATCCATCACTGCCTACAACGATGTTTGCTGTTGCACCAGATCCAGACCCACCAGTAAGAGGAATGTTTGTGTAACTGCCAGCAGTATAATCCCAACCCACATTGTATGTGAGAAGTCTTCCAATACCAGTATAATCAACGGTAGTAGTGAAAGTTGGTGGTACTAATTGCAGATCTTGGTAAATTCTCTTTCTTACATAATATGTTGTAGTCTTAGTAGCATCATCAGGATTGATAGAAACATTAATGACATCGTTTAGACCAATGCCATGATCTTCATTGGTTTCGATAAGTGCTACCAACTGGTTTACATCAAATGGTTCTAGTCCATCACTTAAAGAGGTAAAACTTACAATTTTTGTTCCAGATGTATCACCTAGATTATTACTTGCTAGGTAGTGATCTGCAAGGTTTGCTTCTGTTTCAAAGTAGTATGGTGCTGTACCAGTTGCAACTTCGTCTGGGGTAGATGGGTCTTCATCATAGTCTGCAGTTGGCAGAACTTTTACAGTAACGATATTAGATTCAACAGTAGTAGAAAGAACCTCACCAAATGCAACTCTAGCAACTGCACCATCAGTCAACTTGAGGATAGATCCTTCAGCATAAGAAGATGGTTTGTCTAGAAGCAGATTGATAACTTTAATAGAAGCAGAGAACGTGTTTGTAGTATCAAAGGTTCCCTGTACATCTCTAAGAACAACAACCGTGTCATTTCTTACAGTACCTACAATCTCACCAGATGCTCCAGTTGCAGGTTGAGACAGTGTGTCGCCATCAAACAGATATGCTGGGTTGATAACTTCAAGACGAGTCGCTTTAGTCTCAGTAGATTCTAACCAGTTGACAGTTTTTCCTTTTACACCAGAAATGACTGCTTCTGCACCAAATCCACCAGTTCCCTTATTATCAAATACAAGTTGAGATCCTACGCTAAAGTTTGCAGAGGAAGAAGTTACGTCAATAGAATCGATGCTGCCATTCTTTACACTATTAATAGTTGCAACTACATTACCACCATTTGCTGGAGTCCCTGGTCTGTAGTAACGCTTAGCAGTTGTGGGTAAATCTGTTTGGGAAAGATTCGAATTGTAATTAGAATCTACAGGCAATGAATAGTAGTTTTCTCCAAGAATATATGGATACTGTGGTTCTTGCTGACTATTAATAGTCAAGAAGTATGCATAAGTTCCGTTTGGAAATTCTGGAGTAACGCAGTATCTTCCATTGTTCTGATCTAGAGAACCACTGCGATGTCTATACTCGTAGTCATCGATAAAAGATCCAAGAGGATATGTTGCTGTGGAAGGTCCTTCTTGACGACTAGTCTTCTGAACGTAACTAGATGTCATCCTAACAATAGATGACTGTGGATCTAATGGACGCTCATGTGCAAATGGTCCATAGATTGGGTTGCCATCATATGCAAATCCAAGGATTGGGGAGTGTGTCTTGTTAGCTGGTTCTTGGAATGTGGAACTGAGGTTATCGTTTAGAGCAACACGCAGAGATTTGGGGTTGCCAACATGACCATAACCATATTCTAGCGCAGTATTATAGTTTTCAAACAAGTATCCATACTCGTCGTCAAGTTTAGATCCTAGATTTACAAATCTGTTCCTAAACCATCTCTTGATTGATGCAACTGCTTTTGCACCAGAACCAACTGGTTCAATAATAACTTCGATATTTGCTTGATCGTAAAATTCACCTTCATTGATAACATTGTATCCAGTAATCTTACCACCAGTCAAAGTTGCTTCGTATTCAGCAAATCTACCTCTACCTAACTTATCTCTAATGATAATAGTAGGAGGAACTGAATAGTAATCACCACCATTGTCAATGATTAGACTTGTTACCTTTCCTAGAGTAACAACTGCACGCACAACAGCGTCTCTACCAGAAGTAATCTCGACATCTGGTGTTCTGGAGTACAAACCAGGATTTCTTAATTCAACTGATTCAACAAATTCGCCAGAAAGTTTTGCAACTGCTTTACCAGGCACACCATCTACGAGAACATTTGGTGGTGCAGTATACTTAGTTCCCTTTACGGTAACATCAATCTTTTGTAGTTTGCCAAAATCTACAAAGGAAGAATCTTTGTAACCATATACACGAACACCATTGACTAGGATACCAACTTCAGTCTTTGGAGTTTCGTAAATTTCAGTTGTTCTTGTAGCAACTTTTCTAATTAGTTTTAGTAGTTTCTGGTCTTGTACATTTGTAGGAGCATTCTGTGCTCCATCCAAAATAGGATACGATGGATAACCAGAAGAAGCAATGTAGTAATACTGCTCATCTTCAAAGATTGAAGATACATCTGTTGCAAGTCCTGCTAGACTTTGTTGAATAGATGCATAACCAGGAGTAGAAACTGAGGTGAGACCAGAGAATCTCCAACGTGGATTGTTCTGTTGATCTACAATTTTAGGATCGGCAGTAGTAAATCCAGGCAATCCAATCTGGACTTTCTCTCCAACACTAGCTGCTGGTTGACCATCAACAACATTCAAGTTGTATACTAGACCAAAGACAAGTAGAGTTACGCCTTCGCCACTTACTTCAATTGGTTCGTAGACTTCAGTTCCTACTGGATAGGATCCTTGAGTCTGTCTACTAGAAATAGTGAATTGTGTGATATTCTTATTATCAAATGTGAATACCTCACTGCCAATCAAAAGTTTTCCAGTCTTTCTCCATCCAAGAGTAGAGAACACTTCAATGACATCACCAATACCATCGGTAGTCTGGATCTCTTTGGTTAGTTCAGTCTTTGAAGTAACAGCAAATTCACCATTAATTGTTTCTTGTGCTAGGAAAATGTTGTAGATAGTCTCACCATCTACAGTGCTGTCATATCTTACATTATCTACAGTTGCAGAAGCATAAGCAATGTTATCTGCTGCTGGTTGTACAATGACCTTACCAATGAGATCATTTACGTTTCCACCAATAACTTTTGCCTTTAGAGCATAACCTTTTACCCAGTCAGACTCGGAAGACTTATATGTAAAGTCTTTTGGATTGTACAGTGTTGGTGCGTTTTCTTCGCCACCAGCAACTAGAGTATTGAAAATGAATCTTACAGAGGCATCTGTACCCTTTGCCTTGTAAAACTTGCGAATATTCTTGATAAGTGTTCTCTTATCAACTTCACCCTTCAAATACTTTTCAGGGAATGCTCCAAGATACTGTGCTTCGAAACTCTTGATCAGAGCATATAAAAATAGATTACTGATGTTCTGTACTTCAGAACCACCAGAGTGAGCAGCAGCAACGGTGCTTACAAAATTGCTGCTACCATAAAGATCACCAAGTTTGGTATTACCACTAACACCTCTGCTTACATCTTCAAATGTTGTATTTGTTCTAGTCTTGTAAAAGCAAATCTCATCATCAATCTTGAAGTATCCATTCTCTTCAGGGAAAGAGGTTGCATCAGCAACAGTAATCGACGTTACAGAGTCTGTAACGTTACCTGTAAGAGTAGTCTTCTGCTTTAGAAGGTTCTTCTCATAATAATCGATGTCAGCATAAGTCTGCAAGTTACTGATGACATCAAGAGGTTGACCTTGCAACTCTTGCTGCTCATAATACTTGGTTACGAACTTACTGAAAAGTTCGTATTCAGAGGTGATAAACTCTGGGAGTTGTGACTCGATCAGAGTGGAAATTGCCTTTTTTACTGCCATCTATATTACTCTGAGTACGCAGCGAAGCTGCTTTTTGCTACATCAACGTCTAAGAAAACCTCGCGTTTTGCCACAATATCATTCTCTAAAGGTTTTACTCTTAATTCAATGCGATTATCACCAAAGGTTCCTTTAATGATAGTCAGATCATACATTTTAATTTCGCCTTTTGCATAATCAATATCACCAACATTATCGTCCAAGAGGACTTTTTCGCCAGTGATTCCATCTAGTCTATATAGGACGATTTTGCCACCCCTATCCTCAACATAGACAGTGAAATTGGGATATTCGGTAACAACGAAACCCGTTGAAGACACTACAGGGTCGTCATCATCCAGGAAGGCATTTTGGTAACAAATCTCATAATATGACGTGGAGTTAATCTGTGCGTAAAAATCCTTCCTCATCGTAACAGATGTGAGGTTAGAATTGATAGACACATCAGAGTTATCGATAACAGCAACTGCTTTACTGTATCTAAATTTACCGTTGAACTTCTCAGTATCAGAAGTCTCGATGTAAGACTGTAATTGTGAGATAGCATTGTCTCTAATCTGAGTCTTGGTCAACTCAGTCTTACCTTGATTATAATAAATTCTGCTGTTTAGTTCAACATATAGAATAGATGGATCAATCAACTCAGGAACAATAGCAGCAACTCTGTAATCCTTCAGTTTGCTTCTGATCTCTTCCTTGGTAACAGAAGTTAGTTTTGCTGCATCTGTTGGTTTGACAGCAATAAAGACCTTACCATAGGCAGGAGGGTCTTGCTCCTCACCACCAAATACAATGATGTCACCAACTGCTGGGTACAGATTGCGAACAATTGCACCATAGTCACCAGCGGTCACTGCACGGTCCTGTGCGGCGAACATCTTAGGAGCGGTAAACTTGATCTTATCAACGCTCTCGACGCCTGCACCGCCTGCTGCAGCGGTCACAGTGGACACAGAAGTGCCAACAGTTGCTGGGTTGTTTCCAGACTGGTTTACGAGGGTTCCAGAGAACGTAAATGTTCTTGCTCCATTGGAGTCTGCACCAGCAGTAACTAGATACGAAATTTCAATCTTCTCACCGTTCTCTAGTTTTCTGCCTAGGACACCATCACCAAATAGAACTTCATATCTCTGCTCAGAGATCTCTTCTAAGAAGAAAATTGTAGATGATGGTTTCGCTTCTAAAATATTTTCAGACAACGTATACTCTTCAAATATTGTAGACGTTGTTGATGGATAAACCTTGACTTGAATTGTAGATGTATCGATACCAGCGTTATCAAGGATAAAACGCTGACTAGTCAATGCTGCATTGAAAGTGTATGTGTTAGTCAACATAGCAC